TAACTGATTCAGGATCAATTTTGTCTCTGATAATGTCGCGAATACATAGGCTTAGCGATAATCCTTCCATTATCTCTCTCCAAATAATTTAATAATGCGATCGCGCTCACAACTTGATCGCAGGTGATACTTCTTAGTGAGAGAAGGGGTGGCTTAAGTTGGCAACAACTCAATAATGCGATTAACTTTAGATTCATCAATCCGAAAATGCTTGCCCATGCCTTGAATGTAAGAATTTCTTGCAGTGGGGTCGCTCCCATTTAAAGTAATCCCTAAAAATACTGCCTGTACAAATGGCTTACCGTGTTGGTATGCATTGCCAATCTGTTCTAATAGTTGCTTATACTCATTCAAAGCTTCAGTAGTCGCCATAATCTTTACTCCCTTGATACTTGTTTACTCGTTAATCTCTTAACTTTTTACATAGTAGTACAAACCTTACAAACATACAATACCCTAATCATAACTATCCATCACAATAAACCCGCAAAGCATAGACTAAAATCTATGGCTGGATATCGCGATACCGTAGCAGACTGCACTCGTTATCAGGGGCGGCTTTACGGAACTCTAATCCGTAAGCGCTGTAATCGAATCTGTGGGTTTTCCTAAAGGTATTCCTAGCAAATGGACATCCTCTAGATATTGCAAGCTGATAAGCCATCTCTAGAGTCATCCATTCGTTCTCAAATTCTGTTGCTTGCACCCGTGAGAAGAAAGAAATCTCATGATGATCGCGATTGTAGCGATGGATTTCCCCTGCTACGGATCGATTGTAGAGCAGTTTTGATAATTTTCTTAGCTCAATATTCTCGCCTAGCAGCTCGTTCAGCTTGTAAGCAATTGTTACGGCATCCTGCCATTTATCGGTAAGTACTGAGTTAATCTGCTCAGTCGAGATAATCCGTTTAGCGACTCCCTTCTGTTTGTCTGATTCAACTTTCTTGCGGGTGCGTGTGCGTTTTGGATTACTCCAATCAAGTAGCAATTTAGAAACATCAGGGTGCATTCTGTACCGCTTTTTGAGCGATGGGAGATACACTTTTAGGCTTGCATATTCACCTCCGCTAGCCTTATAAGCAAGCAAAGCTTTTATGCGCTGACCATCGGGGCGATCGCGGATCGGTGGTTTTTGTCGTGGGCATAACGGGGCGCTGTAGGCAAAAAAGCTGTATAGATTCAGGATTGATAGCAAACCACTCAAACAAGGCTTTAAACACGCAAAAACATATAAGTACGTTGGTGATTTGCGATCTGTTAGCCTTTCGCGGTTACGAATCCGCTTACGTTGCTTTTTGGCTTTCGGCTTTGCAACATTCTTGGGCGGCTTTGTCTTTGGTCGATCGCTTTTCGGTTTTGGCGGTGGAGCTGCGATCGCCTCTAACTCTGGTTCTGGTCTAGCTTTTGGCGGTTGTAATTTTGGCGCGTCACCAATATGCAAAACATTGCGATCTAGTAGAGACCGCCATAGGCTGGACCACTGATTTTTATACACCAAATACCGAGCTACGAATAACGCATTAGTGGCAATAGCGCGATCGTCTTTAAGCTTGCGCCTTTGCTCATGCGCTGCGATCGCACTTAGGATCGGCGCAACTTGTCGCCATATTGCGGGGCTGGTGTCAGGTGAGGGGATTGAGGGGATGCAGATGGGTAGGGATGGTTTCATGATGCTTCTTTTGCGCTCCGTGAAATAAAATATCTTAGCTTTAGAGTCATGTAATAGAACTGATTGTAGATACCTTGATCATCGGTTTCACCCCATTGTTTAGCAGCCGTTCGCCAATCAATGCCATAGCGATCAAGAATGTAAGCATCGACATCATAAACAAGGCGTTCGTAAAATTGTTGATTGGTTTCTTTATAGAGAGGTATTAAGTTCATAGTGGTTTGTCGTAAATAGAATAAGCGAAATAAGCGCAAAGCATCAAAGCCAAAACAATCAGAATCAAATCACTCATTTCTTCTTCCTCTTAGCTTTCTTCAGATTAGTCTTCAGCCAAGCAATCAAACGGTTTTGTAGTTGGCTCAGTAGATTCAGCCTCTCCTCCTTACTCAAACGTGTAATAAATTCATCGGTATCTGCATAGGTGTAAACACCGTTAAACTCTTCCTCATTGATTTGCTCTTGGATGTCTTCACATAAACAAACATAGTCATCGGGCTTGAGTTTCATCTCATCAATCTGTCTTGTGTAGTCGGTTGTGGGTTTCATGGTTTTAATATCCTGCTTCTTCTAACATTGATTGCATTATTGAAATGAGTTTTGCTTTCTGTTTTTTGTAGTCTTCAGTCAACGTATAAGTTCCAGCTTCAAAAAACCAAACATCAGAACAATTCATTAAAGATTTAATGGCAGATTCCAATGGCTTATGGTCGATCTGTTTTGTGTATTCGGTTATGGGTTTCATGATTTTGTTTCTAGATAGATTTTTGATAGAAGCATTTCAAGCCGTTTTAATGGCATTGATTTCCAGTCGGCATAAGACTGCTTGTCTTGTTTGCCGCATAGCTCCGTAAACTTGATTAAGCGATCGCTACTGTCGCCGACCAATTTATCCAAATAGCTTTGAATGACATCAGTTATAGGTTTTTCAGCTTTGGGGACTCTTGATAAACACCATCCGCAGTTAACCCAATGCGGGGCGCGTCTCCATCCTGTGTGGTATCCACAGTCAGGACAAATGCAATTTACTTTTTCTGATTCTTGTATTGGTTTACCCATTTCGCGGTAAACATCAAAAATAGATTGATTTGCGGTGTCCAGCTTCCAATTAATAGGCATGTTTTAGATCCTGAATAGTGGAGTATTGACCATCAAACAAAACCTTAACCATACCAGTTGGAACAGATCTCCCCTTAAGCACAGATACTTCCATAATCCCTCTGTCTACCGTGTCAGGGTTGTAATATTCATCACGGTAAAACGAGATAAGTAAATCACTTAATTCTTCAAGTGCGCCTGTTTCAGCAGCATCGTTAATGGTTGGGCGCTTTTCGTTGCGGTCTTTGACATTGCGCCCAATCTGAGAAAGCAGAATAATGCGAGTGTTAAGCTCTTTTTTAAGCTGGTTAAGCTCTTCAAGAACATGAATGAACCTAGCTCTCTTGTCAATAAAAAGCTCTTTTCTTGTTGACTTAATCAACTGCAAGAAATCGATAGCGATTATTGCTATTTCCCCATGCTCTGCATAGTAATTACGAGAGATGGAAATAATATCTTCAATGTTGCGAACGCGATCGTTAATCATCATTGGGATGTCGATATAGGACTCTCTAGCCTCTGCTAGCTTTTCCCATTGCTGATCTTGAATAGCCCCGTTTTGAAGTGCTGTTATGGGGATTTGAGCAGAATTAGAATAAATCTTTTCGGATTGAGCCTCGGCTGTCATCTCAATACTAAAAAGCAATGATGGACGCTTCAGTTTGTAGCTAGCATTTTTTAATATTGCTTGCAGTAAGGTCGTTTTGCCCATGCCAGTTGCACCCATCATGACAATCAATCTAGCTCTAGCAATACCTCCACCGATCAAAGCGTCAAGATCTCTAATGCCTGTAGGCAAAATAACCTCTTCCATTTTCCCTTGTTGGCGGCGATCGTAAGTCTCCATTAATCCTGTGAACACATCAGCCATTGGTTGAGAAATTGGTACTGTATATTCGCTAGAATTAATCTTTGATAGCTCTACAAGCCCAGACTCAAACTTTTCTTTAGCCTCATCAACTGGAAGATCAGAAAATAGCCCTGCGGATTGAATGCAAAAATCACGGTATTTTCTGGATTTGTATTTGTCGCGAACAATAGTTGCATACTCAATCACTGAAGCGGATGGCAGATGCTGTCGAACAATTTTATAAACCTGCGATTCGTAATCATCGATCATACCCTTCAAAACTTTCTGCAAAAAAAGCTCCTCGGATACGGTTTGAGCGTTTACTTCGCCGCCTAATTTTTTAATTTTTGTAGCAGCTCCAAAAATTAAGCCGTGAAGGTGCATGTAAAACATGTCAGGGGTAAGTATAGCGGCGAGGGGGGCTATCGTGTCTTGAGACTGCAAAAGAGTAGCGATAACGATACCTTCAGCATCAAGGGCATACAGTTGATTTTGATGCGATTCTGTAAACATTAATGTCATGATGCTTTGTTAAATCTCTCTCTAATGTGTGCGGGGGGGGCTGTTGCGGTTAATTCTTGCACTGCGATCGGGGTGGGTTGCTGTTGCGATCGATGTTGTTGGGATTGTTCTTTGTGCTTTTCGTAATTAGCTAAGTAATCTTGAATCTCAGCAAATCTAACATCACCTTCAGAACCAACAATCCAACACTTACGGATAAAGCCTCTAACAGGAGTTAGATCGTCTTTATTTTGAATGTCCCTAAAATAGCTTTTAGTCTTTCTAAGTTCAGTAAATAAATACTTGAGAAAATCATCGTCTTTAGTCAGTGGCTCGGTCTGTTTTTTTCTTGACGGCTCTTTGCTGTTAAAGCGATCGCCCATTGGATCGTCATACCATTTCGCCTTACTGGAATTTTCGGGCAACAAAGGGGCGGGGGTAGGGGGTGGGGTTTCTTGATCTTCGAGATTGTTTGGATCCGAGAGGTTACTTGTTTTTTGTTCAGGATGTATTTTTTTCTGCTCTTGTAAATTCTCAGAGAAAGAATCGCTTTGTTTTTTATTTAAATTTTTAAGATCTTTAGATCTATTGATCATGTAGTCATTTTGACTAGATCTGATTTGGTCATTTTGACTAGATGGGAGATCGTCAAATTGACTAAATGCAGTTTTCGATCTGACATGCAAAACGTCATAATCGATCCTGTACCATTTCGTCTGATCTCTGCTTGATGCATAGGGTTGAACGGTCTTCACAATTCCTTCATTTTCAAGCTTTTTGAAAAGTCGGAAAATACTAGAGCCTGAAAGCCAAGGCATTTTTTCGCCCCATTGAACTAATGTGTATTTACACCACATAAAATCTTCGTAAAAAGTTTTATCGTCTTGGTGTTCATGCTTGATCGTAATAACCCAGTGAATTTGTTGAATTGCGATCGCTTCATTAATCCCAAATATCGCTGCTAGCGTCGGCAAAACCTGTAAAGGGCGCTCATTCAATAAAAGATGTGTAGTCATTATTTAATTCTTGCTTCTGTTATCACTCGTTCAAGAGCTTCAATACAAACATCAACCATTTTACGGTCAAGAGTTGCGCAGGCAATTTTAGCCTCACGGTGTAATTTGCGGGGGATACGCGCCTTAAATTGCGCCCATTCAATTTCTTGGTTTTCCATAAATCACCTTAGATTGTTTGCTGAGTATAGTATTTTTGTACTAAATTAAATCACTTTGTTTTTAATCATTTACCTACTTTACATAGAGTTTTATTTATGCAAAGTAGGTAAACTTTATTTTTTCTTGCCTTTAGTAAGAATATCTTCACAAAGCTCTTGCGCGATATCCGCAGGTGATCCAATACCACGTAAGGTTTTGCGCTTGCCCTCTAGGATTAGCTCAATACGCTCTTGTTTTTGCTCCAAGATAGTATCAATCTTTTGATCGATTTCGTGCCACTGAAGCCAATAAACTGACACGCTATTCTTTTGTCCAATCCGATGGCAGCGATCTTCACACTGCATTGCATCTCCACTAGTCCAAGGGCGATCAACCATAATCACGGTTTGTGATGCAGTAAGCGTAATGCCTACACCTCCAGCTCGACTAGTTGAGATAAATACCTTGGATTGTCGAGATTGAAAACGGTCTACAAGGTTTTGGCGATCGCTTACAGCAGTTTCACCGATCAAAAGCTCGCCGCCTAAACGTTTGTGTAATTCCTTTGCAGTGTCAAGGAACTCAGTAAAAATAACGACTTGTTGACCTTCTTCTAAGATATCGTTAGCCATCTCGATCGCTGTTTCAATTTTGGCAACAGAAGCAGCTTTTCTGAGTTTGCCAAGCAGTACAAGAGCTTCACCTTTACCCATACCTTGATTTTGCTCATACTCAATCTGAGCTTCTAAAAACGACTGTTTCCAAGTCTTAAGAGCGTCGCCTGTGACTTCGGCGGCTCTCATCATGCGAGTTTTTTCTGGCAGATCTAAACATTGAGCCTTAGTTCTGCGAAACATCACATTTTTGGTACGAGCGTGGAGTTCATCAAGATGGGCAGCGCCTGATACATCCCAAGGGCAAAAACGAGTAGTTTTAGCGGCGCAAAAATACGACTCAAAATCTCTCTTGTTTTTGGCTAACTCATGGTTAGTTGCCTTAAGTAGTGGAAACAAATTGATCGGACGACCGTTTTTAATTGGTGTACCAGTGAGAGCTAAGCTACCCTTGCAATTTTCATGAGTACTTAGCTCAATAAATGCCTTGCCTCTAGCTGATTTACTGCCAGCCTGTGCATAGTGGGCTTCATCCGAGATTAGAAAGTATTGGCTAATCTCTAGAGGTTTTGGCATTTTTGCCCATGAAAAAACCTCGATAGGTACACCAACCATTTCAGCTTCACGAAACCAGTTCTCTTTAAGTGATGCAGGGCAAATTACAAAAACAGGAATTTGGAATACTTGATAATAAGCTTTTGCAACCATGAGGGAGCAAAGCGTTTTACCTAAACCCATATCTAACGCCATGATCGCACCTCTAAGCTCAGTATTTTGAATCTGAGAGATTGACCATAGCACAGCCTCCTTTTGGTGCTGGTAAAGGTTGCGACCATTAGCTAGCGGTTCTGATACATTGGCAGCATTTACTAATTTTTGGTAGTCAGCTTGAGCAATCGCCAATTCCGCTAAACGCTCCGATTGTGCGGACTCAACCTCACTAGCGATCGTAGGATCTACTTCAAAATCAGAAAATGAAGTCATCAAATCGGCAGCAGAGCTAAAAGGAAATTGCCAGAATTTACCATCGGGATTCCATTTAGCACCCTTAACAGATTTGACCTTAGCGACAGTTTCAGGGCTGTATGGGAATGTGACAATGATAGCTTTGCCCTGTAGTGAAATCTTACCGCTAGATTTTGGCTTTTCTGCTTTGGCTTCAGTAGCGATCGCCGTAGTTGCGCTGAAAGATTCTGGTAACTCAATCCCCAAGTTTTGCAGTTGCTTGCGATAGGTTTGCAGCATCTTGAAAGCAGCATTTAATTGGTTAGGGGATAAATTTCTACCCGCTTCAATTTGCTCAGCCAAGCTATGCCCAAACTCAGCATCACGCCCGTTAAATCCTTTGCCGTCTTCGCTAAATGCATGATCGCAAACGTTAGCTAGTGATGCAATTGCTTTTTGAATAATCTCAATACTCATGATTTATTACCTAGTTACTTAACTTTTACTATCTTAGTATAATTGTACCACAATGTAAACATTGAATTTATTAATAAGAAGCCCTGAATGTATAAACAAAACTCTATGCATTCAGGGCTTCTTATTATTTCAACTCATTATTAATTTTTTGTTGCCAAATCTGATGTTTGAGTTTTTCATCCGCAGTTTGAACGGGATGCGCGATCGTAAGTTGCCAAGGTTTCTTATGGCGCGGATCGCCTTCCATAATGGCTAGTGACCACGCCCGATCTTCGCCGTGCTTAGCGATTGCGATACGTTTTAAATCGTTAAGAGATTGTGTTTTACTCACGCCGCCACCTCATCAGACTTAGCGATCGCCGCTTTGTAGAACTTTTCGAGATTGCGTTGCATCGCGCCATGACGATCGGCTTTGCGATGACCTTCGAGAAAATCAATCAAATCAGCGCCAGAAATTTTAACGCTTGGTTTTGACTTTTTGTTCTTGTCAAAAATACGAACCCATCCACTGCGATCGCCGCCAATAAAACTGTAATTCATGCTACACGCTCCTTAGCTTTTGCCATCTCACCATTACCTAATGCTTTACGCAAATTTTCCATGGATTGCAGTTTTTCTACTGGCTGTTCAGTAGCGATCGCCGCTTGTCTCGCTGCTTGTAACTCATCAAACAATGAATCGCTTTTCATGTCTTGGCACAAATCCCAGATCTCAAACTGGACTAATTGCAATTCACTTAGCAACGTTCTTAGTCTTTTGTATAGTTCATGTAGTCTTTCAGCTTTATTCATGATGCTTTTACTCCTGCTTCACTGTTTTTGTTAATTTCCGTTCAACCTTGGCAACGATTTGCCTTACGTTCTCAGGATCGCGACCTAGCTTTTCGGCTGTTGCGATGACCTTGCGATCGCACTCAATCCAAGTTGTGTAAATCTCCCATTGCAAGGGAGTAATCCCAAAATACTTAAGCACAATTGCTTGTATTGACTGCGATGCGTTGTCACCAATAGCGGCGATCGCATCTCCTAAGATTGGGCTAAAACAGTAGGAATATGTTTTAGCCTTTATTTCGGGCGGTTTCTTAGGTCTACCGCCTCCGTGATTACCGCCTCTAGGCATCTACTTGATTCCAATCGTAATCAAATTCAGCGTAAGCTTCATTAAATCCTCTAACAGTTGGATAAAATTCATCCCCTGTTAGAGGATTCAAAACGATAGCAGATCCATCAGACATAAAATGAACTGTCAATGGGATATTGCCATCCGCTGGATAGTGATCAGCGATCCACACTTCTTGGATAGTAACCCTTTCCTTTAAAAACTCCCATTCATAAGCTGACAAGGCATCATCTGTGCCTATTTTTAGAAGCACTTCAATATTAAAGCGCTCCCTGATCAGAGTGGTTTCCTCTATCCCCTCAATGTATGTCTCGTCAACCCAGTCAGACGAGGCGGGATCTAGCTTATTGTTTCCGAACTCGTCTTTCCAGCATTTAACAGTTGTGGAGATTGCTTTTTCCAAGAGTTGACCCTGTGTAGCGTCAACTCCCGAAAGAAGTGGAGCTACATGAAAGGACAATTCCATGCAGCTTTCTTTCCAATCTTCAAACGCTTCGACGGGCTCAATCCCGTGATCCTCTAACAAAGCAAGGAGTTCATATACCCCCTCCTCGTCGATAGTACAGGGAATATTGGAGATCTTCAGACCATCCTCATCAACAAAAATATCTGTTGATACAAACCCTTCGTGGTCTTCGCCGCATTTAAGATCAAGATTACCTAGTAGCATTGCCTTGATTTCCTTTGTTTAACTCAATAACCTATTATTGATCGACCTATAGGTTTTGTCAATAGCAAAACCAAACTATTTTTATAGACACAAAAAAAAGCCGTCGCGGGTGCAACGGCTGGGGGAGTGTGAAGTTAGTTTATTCAAAAAACCCGCATCCTAGGTGTTTGCGACCTCCCAACCCTTTCTCTTGTAATATTAAAGACTCGTTAGGGCGCAAATCTGAAAACATTACAGGGTATACAGCACACGGTTGCTTTTTAATAATTAGCTGCTCCTTGCGCCCTATTGTTGGCAGTGTATTAATATCAAACTTTGCTAGTTGCTTACCTAGCGACACCGCAAACCTAGTAAGATCGGGTTCACGATTGTTGTCGGTTTTAATTGATACCCAAGCCGCTAGATTCTCTTGAGATTTTAGCTCTGTGCCATTAACCAGCTTGAGTTTAATCAACTCTTCTTTGCCTAAATGGATTTGACAATCAAAAAGCATCGTTAGCTCTGTAATTAAATCTTTGGAGCAACGTAGCTTTATAGTGCTTTGAGTTAAACGTAATGTGCGATCGTCAAAAATATTTGTGTTACTGATTCTACTGATCGCCCACTCAGGGTTATCTTTGAGCTTAGGAGATAAGCTGGTCAGCGCTGAATATAAGCAATAGTGATAATTCCGTGGGATTAACACCCCTTCAATACTGAATAAAAATTCTATAAAATTGCAGTTAGGCATTGATAATCACCAATCTTTTTTCACTATCTACAGGTTGATGCTTGTTTGCAATAGATAAAAGAAAAAGCCCGTCATTTCCAGCCCTTACCCTATGAGGTTGCGAACCGTCTATAAAGTAGCAAGTTCCTTTGATGATTGGTTGTGTTTCATCGCCGCAATCAATCCATCCAGACCCCTCTACTCCAAACAAAATATGATCACCCTCATGGGTATGAAGAGAAGTTTTTTCGTTAGGTGCGAAATTCAACATGTCAGCAGCAAAGCCGTCTTTTTTTACCAGTGGCAATCCGATAGCTTGACTGCCATACATCTGATACCAGTAATCAGCATCTAAATAATTTTTAATTTGCATACAATAATCCTTTTAGGTATTCAAAATATTCTGGCGAAATCTTGCGAAACTCTTCTAATCTTGTAGCTTGATATTGATTGTTAGTATTTTTGCTGACATGATCTGTAGTTCGTTTTGCGCCTAAATCATAGGCTTTTAGGTATGGTAATTCATGGGAAAGCGTATAAGCCCAAATATCGTTTTCACTCCAATTAAAAACAGGGCAAGCTCTGTAATCTCCTTTTTTGTATTGATAGATAGCGCCATTTTTTAGCAAGGTTGCTTTACGTTTTGCGCTTTCTTCTATCCGCAATCCAACAAAAGCGACAGGATAATCAATCCATAATTTTTGTGACTTAACTTTGTTAGGGACATGATCGCCTTGCATCAAAATAGTTTGAATGTTTAGCCCAAATTTGTCCTGATATTTTGATTCTGTTTCAGCATAATTACTAATCATTTCTCTTTCATAATGTCCAAAAGAAATAGCCAAAATATTAGGACAAATCGACTGCACCAAATGAAGCATTACGACTGAATCCTTACCCCATGACACCGCAACATAAGAAGGAGCGATCGCTAAAGCCTCTCGAATAATCTCTTTAGCTTTCTCAACTTTGCGCTTAAATGTTGGCAGTGTCGCATGAGCTAAGAATGCATCGCGTTCTATTCTCTCCATACATTATCCGTTGGCATATAGCATATAGTTCTATTGGATTGCAGAAAATACGGTGTTCGCCACCCCCAGTTCATCATATTGATAGATTGAGGTTGTGGAATCATATTAATTGGCATTGGTCGGGCTAAACTTTCACCTCTCCACAAATGCCAATCATGTTCAAAAGGAAGTACTTCCCATTTGTGTACCTGCCCGCAACCTTGCGATCGCTTCTTACCAAGATGCGTAACATTTAGAATTAGTTCGCTAATCTTGTCAGCATTGCCAATCGCAAACCAGTGTATAGTCTGCATT